TCACGTCGTCTAAGAAAACTAGCACAGCATGTTCATGATCTTATATATGATTTTATAACTACTGAAGAATATCCAAATAATTTATCACAACTGGTTATCCTATTGGAGAGATATGCAAATATCGTTGAACCTTGGGCGAGGTCTGTAGCGACAAGATGGGTTGCAGAAGTAGCGAGACGGGATGAGAAAGCGTGGAATTCATATACTAAAAACTTATCTTTTGGTATTCAACAAGAAATTCAATCCGCTCCCGTGGGGGAAATGCTACGAGAGTTTTTGGAAGAACAGGTTCAATTAATAACAAGTCTACCTTTAGAAGCGGCACAGAGGGTCCACCAGCTCGCTTTGGGCAACTTATATGGTGGTGCCCGAGCTGAGGAATTATCTGAGCACATTTTAGAAACAGGAAATATATCTAAAAATCGTGCAACTACCATAGCCAGAACTGAAACTGCCCGAGTCTCTTCAGCACTGACTATGTTTAGGGCACAAGCGATAGGATCAGAAGGCTACACCTGGCGATCAGTTTTAGATTTCAAAACACGCTCTAGCCATAGAGCAATGGAAGGTAAATTTATTCGTTGGGATTCTCCCCCTGAAGTTGAGCCAGGTAAATTTTATCATGCTGGGCAATATATAAATTGCAGATGTTTTGCAGATGTACAGATTCCCGATAAATATCTCGCAAAGGCAGCATAACAATGGCCTTCGACCCAAAGAAAAAATTGCGTTCAGGACCACCTGATCATAGACAAACTATTGCATTGTCATCTGTTGAGGGTGCATATTCTGATCTAATTAGACTTCTGTTATCTGCCAGCGGTAGCCATGCCGAGATGAAGGCTATCATAAGCCAATTCGATGAACCTATTAATTTAGCCAAACTTTGGATTTTAAATAATTAAATGGCATTAGAGCATGAACTAGGAGTTATCTGATGCCATTACCTACGATTGAGTGCCTTGCTACTTTTGGGCAGATAACGTCGTCAGTTTCGTTGTCCCTGACCACGGCGGGTATCGCTCGGGGTAACGGGACCTTTATGGTGCTTTCGGTACCGCCGCCGAATATCGCTACTGCCCGTAATTCGATTCTATATTTTTATACTCCTAATCGTCCGCCTTACAGTCTTGCGACATTCTTTGTAGTTAGTTCCAAAGTTGCATTAGTACAGACCCCAGGTTTTCAGGCTGCCCCCACATTTAATTTAATTAATCCTGCCGTTAGCGTAGCTCTAGTTAGCCCAAATATTCTAACTGAGGGACTAATAACACCTTACGAGTATGGCCTTCAGACAGTTCTCCAGGGTCCGCCAAATGGGATACAGATTCCCCTAAATTCATTAGGGCTACAGACAGGATCAATTCCAGCGAGTGGCAGCACAACCTCAGTTGTTATCCCATCATTTTATTACCCACATATTGTTTGTGGTATCACATCGACCCAAGCTGGGGCGTTGAATATCCAACGATACATTGATCCGGCTGGTACCATATCCAATGGTTCTGCCTTGACAGCATCTTTAACCGCTAACACAGCCGCCGTTATAGACAGCGTATCTGCACTGGGTTTCGGTTCGTTCACGGTGCAAATAACAAATACTGGTGCTGTCACAGCCAATTTAAGTGGCTATGCACTTCTGTTGTTGGCAAGATAATTATGCAGAATTTATCTTACTTTTCCACTGAGTCGATTGGGAAAACACGATCATACACTCCAGAAGGATTTCTTTTAGTTACATCAGTCCCGGTTGCCCGAACTGGGGTTCAGGATTATTATGAGGGTGAAGGTATTCCCGTTCAGGGAGATTCTCACGGAAAAATTAGAATTCAACGGGATGCAAGTGAAGTATTCCATCCTAATACTATAGCTAGTTTTAACGGTAAACCAATTACAAATGATCATCCTACTGAGAAGGTAACTCCTGATAATTTTAAAAAATATTCAGTAGGAACTGTCTTGAACCCCAGGCGGGGGGAAGGAAGAGAGTTTGATTCAGATTATTTGTATGCTGATCTTTTAATTACAGATAAAGACGCAATCCAGGATGTATTAAATGGAAAAGTCGAGGTTTCATGTGGATACGATGCTGAGTATGAAATGATCCGACCGGGTGAAGGAAGGCAACATTTTATTATCGGCAATCATGTTGCTCTGGTGGATAAAGGCCGTTGTGGTGCACGCTGTGCTGTAGGAGACTCAATGATGACTACTAGAAAAAACCCGGCGTGGGCTGACGCTCTGGAACACGCCTTTAAGACCCAGAACGATGCGGAGTTCGTTCAGACTGTTGCCAAGATGAAGGAGTTGATGGGCGAAGTTTGGCTCGGTAAAGAGCATCAAAGCGCCGGTTATAACAAAGTTCCATCGATGGCTAAGGATGAGAAGGAAGATGAGAAGGAAGATAAAGACGACAAGGATGACTGGAAAGACGGTATTTCTAAGGTTGTTAAGGATGCCGTTCGCGCTCAGTTGTCCACCTTCGATTCTCGCATCAATTCCATCGAACGCGCTGTAGCAATTCTGGCTACCCGTGACGAAGAGAAGGAAGACGAGAAAGAGGAAAAGGAAACCAAAGACGAGAAGGAAGATAAAGAAGACGAGAAAGAGGATGAAAAGGAGGACGACGACAAGAAGGAGTCCAAGGACGCAAAAGTCCGTACGGGCGACTCGTCCAGTCTCCGTGCTTCCTTCCAAGAACTCATTTCTCGTGCTGAAACCCTTGCTCCCGGTATTCGCCTGCCAACGTTTGATGCCAAGGCTCCTGCAAAGATGACTACGGATGCCATGTGCAAATTCCGTCGTCGGGTGCTCGATGAAGCGATGAAGGAAGATGACACCAAGGCTGCGATCCTTGGGGTTAACGATGGTGTCGTTCCGAAGCTGTCTGCGATGAGCTGTGACTCGGTAACTCTGCTTTTCAACGGCGCATCGAACACGTTGCGGCAGGCACAACGCCAAGCCAAAACGAACCCTGAAGTATTTAATATGACTATGAAGGGTATCGATTCGCCAGCGGCTATGGCTGCTGCGATGAACAAGAGCAACAAGAGTTTCTGGGATAAGCAGACTCACCGTAACTAATCTAGGAAAGGAGTAACAACCAGTGGTTGCATTCGTCACGCGTATGCCCGCAGGAATTGCAGGCGACTCTAACCGCTCCGCAGCGAATATCATCGAAGCGCAGGTAATCACACCTTCAGGTACTACTGGCGCTCCAACAGCTTACGGTGTTCCAGTGGTAATTGATAATACTGCCGGTAACATTGGTAACGTCAGAACCATGGTTGGTTCTGACACGGCGCCATATGGCATCTTGATGCGTCCCTACCCGACGGGGTTCGCCGCTCAGTCCAGCCCGCTTGGCACGGCTGGTGTGCCACCGTCTTCGGGTGCCTGTGATGTCCTGATCCGTGGGTACATGTCGGTGCTGTTGAGCAATCCAACTACTGCGGCAGTTAAAGGTGGTGCAGTTTATATTTGGACTGCTGCATCCACTGGTGCCCATATCCAGGGCGGTTGGGAAGCTGCAACCAGTTCTGGTAACGTCGTGCTAGTAGCGAACTCATACTTCATGGGTCCGGCTGACTCGAACAATATCACGGAAATCGCGTTTAATATGTGATGTAATAAGCCAGGTTAGGGATGCTGCCTACCAGGGCAGCACCGCCTTTCCATTTTTGTATCTCCAATGAAGAGTTTCGTAAGGAGCATTATAAATTTTAGCCCACTCCTTCAGAGTTCGAGTTTGTCCATTGTATGTGTATGTAATAGCAATGTTTTTCCATCTACGTTTTAATCCTTACGTCCTGCGTATTTTAGTTTCTAAAGATCTCTCTCTTGTCTTTCTATTATTTATTGCCTCATCTGTTTTACACAATTCTCCAACATCAGGATGAGGAAGATTCCAACCATAATCAATAGAATTATACTCAATAATAAGTTGTTGTTCAATATCGTGAAGCTTTCCTCCCTTTCGGGTTTCTTCAGGATCGATGCAGTAGTAGAGAGGCTCAAATAAAAAATGTTGATGCCTATCTCGCCTCTTTTTTCCCAACGAGTTTTCTTTCAAAAACTCATCCAATTGTTTTATATTACCTGCTGTTGTAGAATGTTGATATCCTCTTTTATAGATATTAGTAGTTATACCAATATAGTTTCTGCCATCATTTAAGTATTGAAGACGGTATGCCCCTGATCTTGCTAGGGGAGCATTCCACGGATTGATGGAAAATCCGTTCCAAAGTTCGTAACTCACGTGCCTACTCCGTAATACAGACCATCTCTATTGCATGTAACGGAGTTTTCGTCAACCGCATCTAGGAGAAAAAGATGCCTTTCACTCTGAACTCGGATGGCCAATGGACCAGCCCGAATCTGCTGCCCTCCTTGGACAAACGTATCCAGGGTGATGAGATTGTTTTTGATAATGGTCAGCGCATAAACTGGAAAAATGCGTTTACCAAGGACACGATGTTCACACTCGATCAGTATACAAAAGATACTGCGGGTGCGTTCCTGATTGGGGAGTTGGAACGTCTTGATCAACAGCTCCATGAACCCTTGGTCTCTGTTACGTGGGGTCGCGACGTAGACCTCCGTGAAGACGTAGCAATGGCTGACGAAGCGTCTTCGTTCACCCAGTCTACCTACGCGTCGGCTGGTGGTATCAACCCTGCTGGTAAGAGCTGGATGTCTAAGGACTCCAACGCTACAACCGGTCAGGCTGTTGATATTGGCAAGATCGTGCATCCACTGTATCAGTGGGGTCAGGAAATTAAATACACCCTGACTGAACTGGCTTCTGCGCAGCAGGTTGGACGGCCTATCGATATCCAGAAATACGATGCGATGAAGATGAAGTATCAGATGGACATCGATGAGATGGTGTACATCGGTGATACTTATTATGCCCAGCTTGGCCTGACCAACTACACTGTTGCGAACGGTGCTACCGCTCAGAACAGCGTCACCGCTGCGAACGTGGCCGTGGCTGGAGCTTCGTCTCCCACCGGAAACAGCTCCTCTACCAAGTGGATTGATAAAACTGCCAACGCTATTCTGGCAGACGTGAATACTCTGCTTGAGTCCACCTGGGCAGCGTCAGGTTACGCTGTGATGCCTACCAGCCTGCGGGTTCCTCCCGCTCAGCTCGGATACCTCGTATCTCAGTTGGTCAGCGGCGCGGGTAACGTGTCCATCCTGGAGTTCCTGCGTAATAACTCCCTGTGCAACACGGCTTATGGCGTGCCCTTGGATATTCAGGCAATCAAGTGGTTGCCAGGACGGGGTGCGGGTGGCACTGACCGTATGATGTGCTACACGAAGGACCGTGACCGGGTGCGTTACCCGTTGGTTCCTCTTCAGCGGACCCCGTTGGAATGGCGCGGCATTTGGAACA